GGGCAGAGAACTTTTTATCTCAAAACATGGGAATGATGCCTATAACAAAACAGCAATAATAAAGCCGACTGTTGTTATAGCAATTCCTTTTTTCGGTGATGTTGATGTTGAATTTTTAAGCTCTCTTACAAGCCTTGATAAACCTGGTGGCAGGGGTGCAATTGTCTATGCCAAGACAATAAGAACTTTAATAATTCCTGCAAGGAATTTACTTGCCCAGTCTGCGCTTGATTATGATAGCCAGTTTTTGCTTTTTATTGACAGCGATATGGTTTTTGGCAGTGAATCACTAATGCGTCTTCTTACAAGGGCAGCAGATAAAAATGTATCAATAGTCGGTGCTATTTCATACAAAAGAAAAACTCCTTATGAGGCCTGCATAGTAAGAAGGATAGGTAGTAAGTGGAGATACTGTGATTCAAGCGGACCAGTTGGAATGTATGAGGTAGATGGTATTGGAATGGCATTTACTCTTATTAAGACTCAGGTTTTTAAGGACTTAGAAAAGCCTTACTTTTACGCAAACAGGAGCGGACTTAGAGAGGACCTAAATTTTTGCTGGAATGCAAAGAAAGCTGGACATCGTATTTTTGTGGATACTTCAGTTCAGGTAGGTCATCTTGGGGAAAGGATTGTAATAGACCATCAATTAAAATTTTTAAATGAAAAAATAAAACAGGGTACTTTAGTTATTTAGGAGGTTAGAAAATGGCAGCTAATCAGGTTACTACACAGACGGATAATATTTCTATCGGTGATTTAAAGCTTGTTATAGGCACTTACGCAAATGCTTCGGGAAGCACTGGTGGAACTATTTATACGGGACTAAAAGAAATTTTTTACTTTGAAATGAGCAACGAAACCAGCCAGGCGACAGAAATGAATAAAACTGCTATCTCTGGAGGAGTAGTTACAGTTACTGCTACAGATAATGAGGACGGACATTGGCTGGCTATAGGAGCGTAGAGGAGGTTTTAAATGGCTTTTAGCTATGAAACTAAAAAAGTATCGGTAATAGGCAATCTAAGGCTTGTTATAGGTAGTTATACTAATGGAGCAAGCGATACTGGCGGGGCTATAAAAACAGGACTTAACGAGATTAAGTATTTCAATGCAAATACTGAAGTAAGCCAGTCAACCACTGCAAACCTTGTAGCCTTGTCAGGCGGTACAGCAACTATAACTACTGTAGCTAATGAAGATGGTCACTGGATTGCAATAGGTGTATAGGAGGTTTAAATGGCATTTGATTATACAAGGAAAAAAATGTCAGTTATAGGAGATTTGCGACTCGCTGCAGGAACTTATACTAATGGTACTAATGACACTGGGGGAGAAATAGTTACAGGATTGTCTGAAATATTATACTTTAATACCGACTATGAAAACAGCGCATCAACAGCAACCACCCTTGTGTCAATTTCAGGTGGCGCAGCTACTATAACAACAGTTAAAAATGAAGATGGCAGATGGTTAGCCATCGGACTTTAGGAGGCGGTTATGAACGCACAGGGAAAATCTAAGGTTGTTTCTGCATCTACCACAATAACAAGCAAAGCAGCTCGTATTCTTGGAGTAGAGATAAAAGCTGGAACTGATAGTGCTTCTGTAAAACTTCTTGACGGTGGGGCTTCAGGGACACAAAAAACAGCAACACTTCCTGTAGGAACTGGGCTTTATGACCATGTTTATTATCCAGATGGTATCCAGTGTTCTACGGACATTTATGCAACCATAACGGGAACAGCTCCAGAGGTTGCAGTAATATTTGAGGATTAAAAATGGCTTATGATAACTATGGAAATCTTAAAACAGCAGTCCTTGATAAAATTGGAATATCAGACAGTGATGTTTCAGATGTAGTAGCTCAGGCTTTAAATGATGTCTTGCAGGAAATATGCCAGGCTTATAACTTCTCATGGCTCTATGGTGAGTCCTCATTTATTACAACTGCTCCCTACGAGACAGGAACGATTGAGGCTACAGAAGGTACAACTGCAATTACAGGCTCTTCTACTGTTTGGACATCTGGAATGGCTGATAGGAAGTTAAGGTGTGAGGACGCAACCTATGTAATCTCATCAGCTTCAACAACTTCAATCACTTTAAAGACAAACTATGCTGGTGATGGCGGTTCAGGGCTTACCTATAAGATATACCAGGACGAATACAGCATGGATTCAGATGTTGAAGATGTCATATCTTGCAGGCAGGAAAATAACCCACAAAGGATAGATAAAAAGGATTTGGAATATATGGACAGGTATTATCCTCAAAGAGATTCATTTGGTTATCCTTCAATTTATTCACAAATAGGATATGACTCAAATGGATACTTAAAAATTGCAACTTATTCAATACCAAATCAGGCACGCAATATCTACTACAGGTACAAAAAAAGAGTTACGGAAATGTCCGCTTCAACAGATACTCCAATTATTCCACTTCGATATAGATGGGTTCTTGCAAAAGGTGCTTTATATACTGTGGCAAAATATCTCGATATGCCAGATATAGGAGGAGACTTTGAGCGTGAATACAGGCAGGGAATAACTCAGCTTATTGCAGCAGATAAAAAGATTGATGAAAGAATTATAAAGGGAAGTGTGGAGGATATTGACAGTGGAAATTTTCTTGGCTCAAACTATCCACTTTCCCCACTTTAATACAGGAGGTTTAAATTGGCTTTTCCAACTTCTGTCGAGGCTTCAACTTATTTCTTGGAAGCCTATGATAATTTATCTACAGAACTTACACAGGTATTTGGAGTTTCAGATACCACTGCTTATGTAACATCAACTGATAATTTTGGTTCTATTGGATTTTTTACAGTTGAAGATGAAGTAGTCTCATATACTGGTAAGGCAGCAGGTTCATTTACTGGCTGTAGTCGTGGCGTTGGAGGCACAACTCCAGTAGAACACGCAACAGGCAAACAGGTTTCTTTAACCTATGTTGCTACAGCGCATAACAGGATAGTTGCAGAACTGCGTGCTGTTCAGACAAAAGTAGGCTCTGATAGTTCAGCTGTCACATCTACACATGCCTATAAATTATCAGGAGTTACAGGAACAGATAAGGCTGTATCTCTTGCAGCAGCAGAAACTTTAACCAATAAGCGAATTACAAAGCGTGTAGGGGCTGCCACATCTGCAACAACTCACACAATAGACAGCGATAGCTACGATGCTTACAATATAACAGCACAGGCCGTAGCTGCGAATATAGCAGCGCCAACAGGAACTCCTACAAATGAACAATCACTTGTTATACGAATAAAAGATAATGGTACTGCAAGGGCATTGACATTTAATTCAATATTTAGAGCTTCATCTGATTTAGCACTTCCTACAACTACAGTGATTTCAAAAACTATGTATCTTGGATTTATCTATAATAGTACAGATACAAAGTGGGATTATTTAGCTTATCTGGATAATATTTAGGAGGGTATATGGCAATCATAGGAACAATTGGACAGCATGTTGGAACACCATATTCTGGTGTATCAGCAAGTTATACAAATATTGACCTAAAAAGCAAGGCTACGGCAAACGGCAAAATCTATTCTATTAATTTTGATATCGTCGCTGGTGGTAGCGGTAGCGGAACTTATTACCCATACATAAAATTATTTAGAATTAACGGCGCCAACTATGAAGTAGTTTACAGTGAAAGTATTGCTACTTATGCAGCAGGTGAAAATTCAATAACTCTGACAACACCCGCCAACGTACTGGTTGATGATATAATCGGGTACTACTGTGATTATGCAGGGAATCCTTGTGTAATTGGCGAAGGAACTCCAGGCTACTATCGTAAATCAGGGAACATTACAACTACAACCGCAATAGCTGACTGGTCAGCAGGCGGTTCGTATATTTTAAGTTTACATGCAGACATATATTCTGTGCCCAGCACAAGCAGATTTTTTATGTTTTTATCAGAGGCTTGAAAAAATCATAAAAAACTCTGGACACCAAAAGGCTTGCTTTTACCAGAAGATATACATGATAGGGCAAGTTCTTATCCATCATATATTGAAACAAATTATGAAATCGGGTCATTTATGATTTTTCTTTAAAGGAAACCTTTAATGCCTACAATTGCAAGTAAAAATAGATTTGTAATAGATGTTCCAAACCTGGGCGGTGGAAGAAATACCAAAGATTCAAACACGCTTATAGACGATAATGAGGCAGTTGATATTGAAAACTTTTACTTTGAAGAGCGTGGGGCATTAAAGAAAGTTCCTGGTTCAGCAGAGTTAAATTCAGTAGCAATTGCAGCTTATCCTGTAAACAGCTTATATGAGGCAATAAAAAGTGACGGTACATCACATCTTCTTGCTTTCTGTGGAGAAGGAATTTATGTATCAACCAATGGCGGGACAACATTTTCGGCACTTAAAACAGGCCTTACAGCAAATAAAAAGTGGTCCTGCTATACCTATGCTGATAATGTCTTAATGGTAAATGGAACTGATACAAACCAGATATATAACTTTTCCACTGTAAGAGATATGGGGCTTACTGACCCTTCAACTGCTCCAACAGTGGCAACAGGAGCGGCAGGTAATCTTACAGGAAATTACTACTACCGTGTTTCTTTTGTATATAGCGGTTCTGAATCAAACTGCGGTCCAGCTTCATCTGTTGTAGCACCATCATCAAAGAAAGTAAATCTGACCAATATCCCCACAGGTGGGACAGGTTGCACACAGAGAAAACTTTACAGAACTAAAGCAGGAGCTACAGTTTATTATGAGCTTGCAACAATTAATGATAACACCACAACAACATACACCGATGATGATGTAGATGATCTGCTTAGCTGGAAGACAGCGCCGACAAATAACACAGCACCGCCTATTGCAAAGTTTGTAACAGAAAAAAATGAAAGAATACTTTATATAATTCCGAACAGTTCTGATTTTTATTACAGTGAGCTGTACAAGCCAGAATTATCCAAAGGCACATCTTATCGTACTGTTGGAGCTGATGATGGCGGTATGCTTATGGGTGCTGCTATATATGAAGGCGATATGTTCTTTTACAAAGCTAAAAAAATTACCGACAGTGAAGGTACTTACTATGTTGGACATAAAACCTATCAGCTTTCAGGTACTAACCCTGACCCTGAAACTGGAAACTGGGTTATTAAAGTTGCAAACAATGCGATTGGTGGTATAGCTTACGATAGCATTGACTACAGTGTTGATGAAGTTTTATGTCTTGATGATGATGGGCTATATTCACTTCAAAGAAACAGGCTTTTATCCACCATAGTTGTTGACACAATAAGCCTGTCAAATAAAATTGAGCCTGACTTTCCAAAGTTTAATAAATACTATTTGCACAATGCCTCAGGAAGAGTGTTTAGCCATAAATACTATATGGCTGTACCAGGTGAGGGGCGAACGTCAAATTCCGAAATTCATGTACTTGATTTCAGGGCAGTCAAGACTGCAATTGGCTGGCTTCCTGCATGGACAAAAATAAGAGGTTTTACCGCCAATTGCTTTGCTGTATTTAGAAATAAACTTATATATGGTACAGATGATGGTTATGTATGCCAGATAGATGATTCATATACCTATTTTAACGGTTCTGAAATACAGGCTTATTTTGACTCAAAATACTATAATGCAGATGTATTTGATGTACTTAAATGGTTTAAACTCTTAGATATTAATATAAGTGCAAGTGCATACTGGTCTTTTAATATTGTTGTATATGTGCAAAAAGGTATTGATGTAAGTGCTTACAGTTTTACAAAGTCAAATACTGCCTCATCTGTCCATCACCCTCTTTTTGGAAAAAGTCTGTTTTCAAGGTGGACGTTCGGCAGCGGCTCTACAGTTTCCAATGTGGTATCAAGTCAGAAAGTAAGGATAAAACTCAAATATTTGGGTGAATTAATAAAACTCCGTATACAAAATGTGTACGCTAATCGTGATTTTTCCATTGAAGGCTTTCGTATTCATGGTCAATATCTTAGATTGAGATAAAATGTTCCAGATATAGTTTTAAAGGCAATAGATAATTTAAGATAATTTAAAATTACAATTTAATATTAATTATAAAGAGCTTTAAAAAGCTCTTTTTTATTTGTAAAGGAGTGATTAAAATGGCATATCCAGTTGACCTTGCTGGTATATGGAAGGCAGCAGGGCAATACGCTGACGCTGAAATTAATCCGCAACTTGCAGAAATTGACAGGTTGCTTCAGGAGGCAGGATATACGGCAGATGAGTCTACAAGGGCAATAAATGAAGCTTATCCCGTAGCAAGGAGAAGCTTGCAAAAATCCATATATGAAAATATGGTAGCAGGAGAAGGTAGTCTTGCAGCAATGGGAACAGGTAGAGGCGGTGGAAGGCAGGAACTTTTAGCAAGGGCAGGTGAACGTGAGGCAGTTGGGCTTGAAGGTATTGAAACACAAAGACAGAGAGAGCTCGGAGCAATACAGAGAGCACTTGCATCATATAGGGGACAACTTGGAACACAGAGAACATCACTTGTAGGTCGGCGTGGAGCATTGCAGTCGTACTATGCTGAGCAGTTAAGGGGTTCAAGATTCAATGAGGCAGCAACAAGAGCAGGTTTAGACCTAAGTTATGCACAACTTGCTGAAAATGCAAGACAATATAATGAACAACTTGCTGAAAATGCAAG